CGGGGGTACCGGTGCTAATACACGAGCCCTTGAATAAGAAGGATGGTGGTTTGGTGCCGTATATAAATGAATCGTATACTGCGCCTGTCGATGACTTAGATGTCATCTATGACGGTGTAACGATTAGATCGTTTACACCTAAACCACATATCCAAAAGAGTCAATATGGCTATCGATCGGGACCCCGTTCTGTTAAAGAACAAGGGGCAATCCGTAACTTTAATAATACGGATGGCAGTTATTCACTAGCTAATGAGCTAAGTGTTATTGCTGCTCTCGAAAAGATAGAGCGCGTTACTACACAAGACCCAGTTCCCGGTCAAACACCCACTTGGGTGAATGAGAGGATATACAGTGAATACAAAATGCCAGCAACTAAACTGGATCTTTTGCATACCTGGAATCCTTGGGAAGACCAGCCACCCACTAGTTCACGTAAGTGTACTGGTTGGGCTAATGCTGTGGTCAATTCTGATCTTGTATGGAATGCTCCAAACCGGAGCTCATACGAGATCGAAGCGACCAGTCTTATGCGTAACATGCGTCCATCCAAACCAGAGTTCGAACTCGCTCGGTTTGTAGGTGAGCTCAGAGACGTTAAACGTCTCGGAGCTAACCCACTGAGCAATAATTCGATCTTTGGTGGAGCCTTCCTAAATTACGAGTTTGGAATTATTCCTACTATTAGGGATATCCAAACAGCAGCAGAAGCTGTCGTAAAATCGGATGGAATTCTGCGTGATTTTGCTAAGCATGCAACTGAGATCGTTCATAGATCTCGCACGCTTACGCTAGATACTGACTTCTATGAAGGCAGTACCACCCTAATTGGTGGTCACCAAACAGTTGTAGTTAATGGTGTTCAGATTAAGGCCGACTGTGCCGGTAAATATAGCTCCGGTGGAGTTGGCCTGAAAGTGCGCACCACTCTAGATCGGAAGAGGGTTCTTAGAGCCTTCGCCGATTTCGAGTTCTACATTGGAGACCCTTCGGGTTTCCTGGGCAGAATTGATTCATATTTGGACAAAGCCCAAAAGCTCCTTGGTAGCGGTGCAAGTGCATCCACTATCTGGGAGTTGACTCCGTGGACCTGGATGAGTGATTGGTTCTTCGACATTGGTGGTCTGCTCTCATATCAGCAAGATGTAGCTGATAATGGGCTTGTTGCCCGGCGGAGCGGATTCCTTATCGAGGATACTTATCACTCACTTGGCCATTTCTCCAGTAGCGATTGGCATAGTTGGTACCCAGAAATGTGTATTATTACTTCTACACAGCCTGCTGTATCAATTACCAAAAAGCAATGGAGGTGGCCCGGTTCACCTTATTCAATGTCTGTAAACTGGGATCTTGACAACTTCCAGTGGGCAATTATCGAAGCATTGGGTTTATCCCGTGCTCGAAAACTACCCTTCCTCCATAATTTGTAATGGAGGAATCCAGAAAAGTCATGCCACAATTGGCGTGATTGTCTTTACATACCCGGAAAATCCGGATATGGCAGGGTCTAATCACTCCTGCACTCCCTTATCTCGTCGAGAGACGAAATGAAAGGAGAGCCTCATGGCACTCGCAGATCCACAGTCAGTCACCTATGCAACCGTTGCGACGGACCTTCCCCGAATCGGGCAAGGTTTGATGGAAGGGAAGTTCCGGTCGGCGGACAGTGAGTTTAATCTCACTGTTACGCATACCGCTAACTCCCGTTACCGTCATTCTGTCCAGTTAAGGATGGACGACATTACGTCGAACCCCCTTATTCCGGATCAGAACATCGCTACTTTCGCGACCGTTGGTCTTACGATCAACGCTCCGAAAAACGGTTACACCAATGCTCAGGTCGTTGACCTGGCAAATGCTCTCGTTGATTGGCTTACGCCAACCATCGTTGCGCAATTGGTGACTGGCGAGTCCTAGACAAAGGATTCGCGTTTCGTCATGCTGTGATTGCTAACTCTGTAAGGAGCAGCAATGAAAAGCATGGTAAGGCTCACTCTCGCTATACTAAAACAAGTAAGCGAGGAAACCGGTATCAGCACCGATCGTGATGTTAAAACTATTCACGATCGAGTTGAGAAGGAGGGTATATCGTTTTTAACGATTACCCTACCAGCCTTTGAGAAGGAGCTTTTGCCCCTTCTTGTGGTTGGTGCACATATAACGCCTACATCTTTTCCTGGCTTCAGGAAGAGAGGTGGAGTTCCCGAGTTCCTCGGTGGACTCCTGCGTGTGCTATTCTCAGATAGTGGTAAATTTCAATGTCCTGTTGTTCCTGAAGACTGGGCTTACCAAGCCCAGATCATTCGGTCACTTAGGCAGATCACTTTACTCCACAAAAAGGTGGAATTAGAGTGTACACCTGAGAGAACTCAAAAGGTTCTTCAGCAGTACATTGAAACGGATGCGGAGATTGTTGAAATCTTCGCTGGAGACATCGACCGTTTTCGGAAGATGTCGGAACGGGTCCTAGGACCTTACCTTCGTGTCGTTGAGCAAGCCGCTTATGATGGCGACTTTGCTCCTCGACACTCCAGTGGAGCCCTTTCAACACGTGAGAAGTATAACGAACGCTTCTCAAATGTGAAATGGACCGAGCGGTTACAGAAGTTCTTCCCTTATTGGGAGGACCTTACTGTAAATTGGCGAGATGATCTCGTCCCGCCCACCATTCTATCTCCGGCAGAGGAAGTGCCCTCACGGGTAACCACTGTACCGAAAACTATGAAGGGGCCACGTGTTATTGCCATGGAGCCTGTCTGGAATCAATATATCCAGCAGGGTCTCCTTGGTTTATTTACACGTGTTCTTGGTCAACCCCGATTCCAGAACCTTTTTGAAGGTTTTGGATGGGAGTACCAGGATTGGAACAGACTGCTAGCAAAGGTCGGTAGCGAAAATCAAAAACTCGCCACCGTAGACCTAAGCGAAGCGTCTGACCGTGTCTCTTACCAACTTGTAAAGGATGGTCTCTTAGGAGCCACCCCTTATCTCTCAGGTGCCGTTTCGGCATGTCGTTCTGAGAGAGCAGATGTCAACGGTGAAGTAATTTCACTGAAGAAATTTGCCTCGATGGGTAGCAGTCTCACTTTTCCAATTGAGTCGATGGTTTTCTTTGTCATCGTTCATTTGGCGTGGGAACGCTATTATGGTTTTATCAACCACAGAGCCCTTTCATCTATAGATGGTGTTAGGGTTTACGGGGACGATATTATCTGTCCTCGTAAAATGATACCGTTCTTACTTGAGGAGCTCCAGACCTATGGTCTGAAGGTCAACCCACATAAGTCCTTTTGGACTGGATTCTTTCGAGAATCTTGTGGATCTGATTGGTATGCCGGCATTTCAGTTAATACTGTTAAAGCTGGCGTACTTCTCCCTACAAGTAAGAGTCACTCCGATCGAATCTACAAAGCCATTGAGCTTCATAACAACCTAGTAACTTTTGGTTGGTATGAAGCTGCAAGTATAATAGAGAAGCAGTTAAAATCGCTTCGCTATGTACCCCATGGCCCCGTCGGCTCGAAAGGAACGCTCTTATACTCAAATGATGAATCACAATACAGGCTGCGTTATAACGCTAACCTGCATCGGCTCGAGATCTACTCCTTGATGAGGAGAGACCGGAAGCCAAGTGATCCACTAGATGGATATGGAGCGCTTAGGAAGTTCTTCCTTTCTCGATTTGTTGATCGTGAAAGTGATCACCTCCTTAGTGACGGACGTTCCCAGTGCGTCGGTTTGCACACTGGGTGGATATCTCATACAACAACTACGGATTGGAAATCCGAACATGAAAGAAATTACTTCACGTAAAGATCTCCTTCTCCGATGTGGCCACGGGAGCACATCACTGATATTTATTAGTGATTTAGCTCTTAGTCCACTGTATGAGATTCCTTCTGACAAGTGGTACGACGAGGACGATATGATTTGCGCCATTTGCCTTATCGAAAGGCAAGAACTTCGGCGCACTCGTAGAGAACTCGTGCTGTCTCT